TGTCGAAGTCTGCTTCCATGTTGGTAGACAGAGGAGTACGCTCAAAGTGGATCATTCCACGAGGCGCATCCGTCATGATGAAGAACGCATCAGGGTCCGTCAGGAAGTCGTTAACGGCATAACCATTAGGCAACATTCCCATAGAACGAATCGCGTTCGTATCATTGTCTGCTGTTCCAACACGAAGGTTTGAAACCATCAAGCGTTCTGCGATAAATTGCAGTTGACGCGGGATGAGTAGCTTTGTGCCACGAAGTGCAACTTTCAAACCACGCTCATCAACAAAACCTGCGATATTGATAAGGGCATCTTCAAGAGATGTCTCGTTCAAATCCGCAGCTACTGCTGGTTCGTTGGCAAAAGTACCACCGTTAGTTAACGGGTGGTCTGTCGCACAAAGCGCAACACCGTCACCACCAGCGGAAGCGCCAGCGGTAAATGCGTTGTTAAGAACCGCAGCGGCCTTAACTTGCTTTGTGTGAGCCATTGAACGAGCCAACGCACGAGTATAACGCGAACCAAGACGATCATACAGATTGTCTTCGATAGCTTCCTCAGTGATTGAGAATGCCAACGCAATAGTTTCGTGGTTGTAACGAGCAGTGTACGCCTCGTTAGCGTCGTCAAAGTTGACAGAGGAACCTTCCGATTTGGTAGGTGCCGCTCCGAACCCACTCAACATAACTTCCTCTTCGAATGCTCGATCAGAAGATTCTGTTGTGTAGATCTCCGCGTGTTGGTTTTCGTACCGATTGTACTCCATACCAAACAGCGCGTTGAGGCCCGGTTCTAGCTCTTTCGCTAGTTGTGCGCGAGAAATAGCCATTCTTTAGACCTCCTTAAACGCCAGTAGTCGATGGAGTACCAGCAACAATCGCACCATTGGCGGAGTTGAAGCTGTTATTCAATCGAACAATTAATGGGATACCAGCCGCAGTAAAGTCTGCATTTTCTGGGTCATCTTGAATGCCCATAATACGCAGTTGTAATGCCGCAGTGGTGGCGATTGTGCTGACACCCAACTTAGCAGATGAAATGCCTGTGGTTGAAGAACCAGAAGCACCAGCCGCAAAGTTTGCGTTTGCGAACACATGAGCCTGCGCAGCTGCTTCGCTAGTCAGTGAAGCGTCTGAGCAGATAACAAATGTCTGCATTGGGTTGTCATAAACAAAGGCTTTGACGGGATGATTAGAATCCGCGCCAGAACCGGGCCAGCTATTTGAGAAAATAGTCTCACCAGTGGTGGACGATACATATTCGCATCCCCAGAACACACCAAGTAGACCTACCGTTCCACCAGTAGCCGCGCCAACAATATCAATAAAGCCTGTTGACAGCGGTTTTACGGGTGAACCTTGGTAAATCGCGTTAGTGTTTCCAGAGGCGATACGATACTCGGTCGCACCAGTGGTGTTTGTAGCCTGACCGACTACACCAATCGGACGAAGTCCGAAAGCACCGTTACTGTTTGCCATTTTAGCAATCCTCTTTCAGTTAATCGGAATCTCTACGAGAGCCTCCGAATGATACACGACTTTGCCGACTATTACTTATCGGCATAGAAGGATGTTGTTCCTTCATAAGGTCCTGATCTACAGCAGTCATTTGTTCGCGGGTTCTGCCCCCGTAATATGCAGTTCTTTCTGCTACTGTTTCAACAGGTATACGGCACAGCATCAGTCCGCCTTGTCCTATTACACCCTCGTAACGACCATCGTCGATAACGGGAGCTTCATAGTTTGGATATTCATCTTTCCGGACAGGTTCCCATCCTTCTCGTAGCTTGGCATTGACATTCATTTTGTCTTCCTCACCACGCATTGCAACTCGTATCCAACGATGCACAAACCCCTCTGGGGCATCAGGTGCTGCAAGGTGACTGGGCGGCGCCCAGGGTTTTCTGCGCGAGTCTAGTTCGCGTGTTTCGCTTGCGCGAGATTTTCTGTCAGTCATATCATTACTCCTTCACATATTTTGCATATTCTTCAAGCGGTACGTTCAGACGTTTCGCCATCGCAATTTGTGATGGTGATAGTTTCACCGACCTGCGCCCTGATTTTGCTGTACTGCGAGTTGCTGAAGCGCCAGCAGGTGCGACCTGTGCTCCACTCGATTTCGACGTTTTGAACTTGTGCGGAAACTCCGAACGCATTCTACGATCAACTTCAGTATAATACTCATCGGCTGTCGGGTCAAACCCTTCTTCTTCAACTAGCTTGCGATGAATACCAAACGCCGCATAAGTCATAACCTCGTCAGTCCCAAACCAATCGTTCTTTTCCGCCCAACCTTGGGCTTTCGGATCGGCTTTAGGGGCTGGCTGCTGCGGTTGCTGCGGGGCCATTTGTTGCTGCGGTACTTCTTGTTGTGGAGGAGGAGTTCTATCAGACCTTTGCTTGGCTAATCTCAAACGCTCCTGCTCAATAGACATCTTTGACAATGACTCTTGAGCTTCCAACATCTTCTCGGTGTCACCACCGTCATACGCCTCACGGTAAAGCTTCTTTGCCGCCGCAATCTGCGTGTCCAGACGAGTGCCATACTCAGCAAGATAACCCTTGTCCAAGTTCTGCATGCGGGTCTTGAGGTTAGTGTTTTCGCTTAAAAGCTGCTGCGCCATGCGTACAGCTTCTTCCCGATCACGTTCCTCTTTACGGTACTTTTCCGTCAGTTTCTTAATTCGATTCTGGACCTTACTACTGTAATTCTCCAGTTCATCGTCTCCACCACTCTCGTTCTCGTTCTCGTTCTCAACTTGAACTTTCGCAGCGGCTTCTTCTTTTTCGGGTTCCGTAGATTCAATCTCTACTTCAACGCCAGTGTCCTCATCATCAAGGACCTCTTCATTTTCCTGTGACATATATTTCTCCTAAACGTGCTTAATGTCGTCAGGCTCTAAAATTGTGGCAATCACTTCGTCATCATTTATAATGCGAACCTCTCCACCATCAATCTTGAACCTGGATCCGGCGTACCGACCAATGCATACCCACGCACCCTCTTTGCACCAAGGCTCACACTCCGGTCCAAATTTATTAGGGTCTTGATATGCTAGGGGGCCAACCTTGAGAACGTATGCTACAACCGTAGCAACCGCTTCTCGGTCCCGAACCTCATCAGGAATATATATACCACCCTGCGTCTTGGTTGCGCCCTGATAAGGCATCACCAACACACGCCAGCCTGTAGGCTGTGGCAGTCGTTCTGTAAGGGGTTTATCCAAAAGAGAAGGGTCAAGCACCTTTTCTTTGGCATCTACATATGCGCTTTCAACAGGACTAGAGTCGGCGGAAGCCTCCTTCTTTTCCTTGTTCATTTTCTGCGCGACATGTTCAGGAAGATATAAAGTCTTCGACATCGTCAGCGTGTTTCTCCAGCAGGGCTTTTAATTCCTCACGAGCGTAGGTCAGGCCCCGTATCTCACCTACCATGAGTTTATAGTGCTCCCAGTCTTTGGCAGCATCCATTCCCAAAGCACTTGCAATATCTTGTTCGCGCTCTCGTAGTAGCTTATACATATATTTCGCGAAATCAACACCGTCCATTAAAGAATATCTCTTTCTGAACCTTCGGCGTTAGCTGTTATCGGTCCGCCGGACACCCAATCTTCACAGGTATGATCCGCGCTGCACATAAATTTGTATATTTGACAGTAACCTGTGTCACCAGATTCGTCCCCAATACACTCCATCATGTCTTCGGTTTGGTTATACGCACCGCAGTTTCCACAAATCTCGGTCAGCATAAATCCGCCATCATCTGCGGGATCACGATAACTTGCTTCATCCACAGCGTACATCTTGTTAACGTCGTTAACCTCAATGTCCTGCGTAGCTACTGGGCAGCTAGGACCATCGTCGTCACCACCCTGCATCTTATCTACCGGAATACCATCCGGTAGAATGCTGATCGAAATAATTGGCATCAGTATGTGTCTCCGCCACCAAAGCCACTTGTCTGGGCTGCTCCGCATCCGCGAGCTTTAACTTCCCCGCCACCGCGATAACCTCGACGAACCATGCCGCCATTCATATAATCGCGTTCTGGGCTTCGTAATTCTCCGTCCTCTCCGTAATAATCCACGCCAGGAGGAAGATCGTCGTTTAAAGCTTCCAGTACAGCTTTATCTATCGCGTCCTTCATGTTGGACTTTTTAGTGGGCCGAGCTTTGGGCCGAGGTGATTTCTTTGGTGCGGACATGTCTGTCTCCTAATCTATTAGTTCAAAATGTGGACCATCGATAAACGGACGACGCCCCTGTGATCTGCGCAAGTCTATATACGCATTCATTGCTTCTTCCATTGTACCTTCCCACTTGCGAATGTCCATTGGATACGGCATCTCAGGTGTGCCCCACGCTGCACCCCAACAAATAGGAACGTTTAACTGTATCGCCGCTTCTTTAATCGCATCCGCAAGATCGTCATAAACCGAGAGTTCCCAACTTGCCCTACCATTTATGAAGGCCATAATATCGAAAGCCTTGCCTTCAAGGTGCTTTGATTTCATGGTCTGACTAGCACCTTTAGCAACAAGCTCCTTCTGCTGCTCAATAGTTCTCATGCCCTGAACCACCCCAAAATCGGTCTTGGTCATGGTTATCGCCATCTTGATTACCGCCTGTAGTCGGTCATCAATGCCCTCAAGCCGATCAAGGCTGCGCCTACTTAACTTAAACTCGCTCATTGCACTTGTCTCCTACCGTACTTTCCGTTCCACGCAGAGGTAAACTCTTCATCATCCGACGTATCGTATTCCATTACTTCCTCTTAAAAAAGGCTTGCGCCCCGCGGACACCGAAACTGGCTGAAATTGCAATTCCAAGGCTGTAAAAATACCAGTCCGGAGCTTTTGAAAGCTGTGCAAACCCACGATCTACCCAACCTTCTGCGCCCGGAATCCAACATAAAATCAATGGGATAGACAGGATTACAACAAACCATTCGTCTTTCCAGCTAGACTTGGCGCCTTCTGCCATGATGCGCTCCCAGTCGGCAACGCTTGTCTTCTCAGACAAAAGTATCTGGGCTTTCGCTTTCGCCTCAGTCAGCTTTAGTTCCGCAGCGGCGGCGTTCTTGTCGGCTTTGCCTTGCAGCCATGAGCCTGCAAGATTGGCTATTGGACCTAATGCAGCAGTAAAGATACTCATTTCTCAGACCCCAGCCAAACGGCTATTGTTCCTGTCATCGCTCCGCTGACCACTGAAATCATTGCGGATTGCTGAGTTGACAAGTCATCCAAACTCATCCCCCATTCGATCACTCGGATATACATAATGGTCATAACAACCATCATAAAACGTGGCATGAGCTTGTATTGCAGAATCTTTTCAAAGGTATTCGCCATGTTACACCTCTATGTTTAACTTCGTTCCCTGCGGTCGATCCGCATTAGTCTTGCGCCCAAACCTATCATAACTTTCCTGTAAGTCCAATCTTTGCTTTACAAGAGCCTCTAAATGGCTGTGGTTGGCCCTGTGCTCTTTCTCTACACGTTGCTCTACCAAATGCGTTTCTATGCGCTCACGCGCCCTTGTTTGGGCGTGTAT